ATGGGTAACTGGAAAACAAACTACAGGGTCAGTGATTTATCTGACACTCAAAAGCTGGAAATGATCTGCAAGAAATGCAGCAGGCTTGTTTACATCAACAAGGCCACGATCTGCACAGCCAAAGGGCGCGAACAACTCTATCTGGATGAGATCGAGAAGCGTGCCCGATGCAAAGCTAGAGGCTGCAAAGGTCAAATGCGCATGGCCATGGTTCGGCTGGATGAAATGTCCGGCTTTACCGGAGGGCTGGCATGAGCGACGAAACACAATCCCGCATATCGAAAGGCGTGTACATTCATTATTGCATGCATAAAGGATGCAATAAGTGGGGAGCTTATGGCTTCAAAGGACGCTACGGCACTGAATGGTTCTGTTTTGAACACAAAGATGATGGCAACCTAACCCCTTTGTAAAAAGCTGAAATATTTATTTTACAATTAAAAGGTGAACCATTTGCTGATCGTACCGTTACTTCTATGTACCAACAACCAAAAACAAAGGAGCATCCCATGGATTGGAACCGCGTTGAAGGGAATTGGAAACAGTTGAAAGGCAAGGTCAAAGAGCAGTGGGGAAAGCTCACAGATGATGATATTGACCAAATTAACGGTCGCCGTGAGCAGCTGGAAGGCAAGATTCAGGAGCGTTACGGAATAGAAAAAGACCGCGTTAAAAAAGACATTGACGACTGGTATACACGCCAAAATTGGTAATTTGAAAGCCTCCGTTATGGGGGCTTTTATTTTTGAGTAAATTATTAATAAACATTAATAAGTCGCAATTACACATTATGTGTTAAATAGTATTTTTTAATTCATACATCAATTTAAAATTATAACATTCGCTGACACACTAATAATCAAGCGGTTATTAGCGATACTAAGTCACGATTTTAATGAAAATTTATTGATGGACATAGGAGGAGAGTATCATGAATAATTTGCCTATTAACTTTGATAAATCAACCCCGGAACGCGCTGTTTCTCAACAAAGAAAACCGCATTATACCCCACTGGGAGCTGCACAAGGTATTATAACAAAACTTAGCATGCCCAATATTAATGATGAAAACAGAAGTTTAGGTGCCATCCTTAAAAATACCGGCGGCGGGCTTTCGAGATTTCGTTAATTGAAAAGTTTGCTACACAGCCCAACAAAACAACCAAAAGTAGCATTTAATAATTATTCAAACCAACAGTTGACAAAATTTTAAAACCAGCTACATTACCAATATCGATATTTTACTTGTTTAGCTTTGCTTTTTGCGCGGCATCTGCGCCCTTAACGAACCTTTCATCTCAAAAATCGCTATCATACTCGTAACGCTATCCTGCGTTATGAGCACCTTATGTTGCTATGAAAGGGTTCATTATGACCACCGGCACAGTTAAATGGTTTAATTCCACAAAAGGCTTCGGCTTCATTCAGCCTGACAACGGCAATGCAGACGTATTTGTTCACATTTCAGCCGTTGAACGCGCTGGCATGCGTGAAATCGTTGAAGGCCAGAAGCTCGGTTACGATCTTGAGCGTGATAATAAGTCGGGCAAAATGTCAGCTTGCAATCTGCAAGCAGCATAACTTGGTGTAACTCACTCCTTTGACCACGGATGTACTGGCACTGGAGAGAATACACAAAATGAGAGGTCAGGCATTTTGTCTGGCCTTTTTTATTTCTCACATCAAGATTGGCTACCAGATGAAATCAATGCATAGCTTATTACGTCAAAATGCAGAAATTGCCTTTGAGAAAACACAGCATCAAAGCAGTGTTCATGCACGTATCTCCGATGAAATCGAAGAAAATGTGAAACTTCGCGATGAAAAGACCGCGCGATTAAAAGCACAAAGACTTGCTCAAGCAGCGATCACACCGCCTTCAAAAACAAAGAAATCAAAACCAAAGAGCAACATTAAGCCACATTAAAACCACCCTTTATCATGAAGCTGACAACCCCAAGGATCAGAGCGCTTATTATAAGCCAAACGACCTTAGCCAGAGTATCACTTACACCGGATATTTTCTTCTCAAGATCGTTAAACCGGTTGTCCATATGCTTCCATTGTTCGTCTTTGCGTGCATCTGCTATTTCAGATTGAACCTGAAACTTCTCGAGAACCACAAGGCGCGGGAGAATACCCGTTAGCTGCTGCTCAAGATTTACAACGCGGGAACGAAGATCGACATCATTCTCTGTTGGCGACATCACCAGCACCCCGCCTTGTTCCCATATGCATTATGACCAGCAATGCCCTTACCTGCGCTCTGGTCATTACCTGCCAGATAGACAGCGGTTTCCGGTTTAAGGCTGATCTTCTGCCATCCCGCGCAATTGTTCGCACTGGTCGCGCACCCCGCCAAGCTCAGCACACAGAGCAACACTATCCATATTGTTGATTGTTTCATTAATCCCTGCCCTGTTCTGGATTGCCTGTGTCACAGCTTGAGCGGCTTTCAAGGCCGCATCCTGCTTGCCGTCATGTTGCCCAAGCGCATAAAAAAAGAGGCCTGAAACTGCCCCTCCGATTACCGCGCCGATGATGTGTTGAAGACTGATCTTCATGCTGCCTGATCCTGCATGCGCTTAATAAGGAAATATGCACCTGTAGCGAACGCTCCAACCATGATGATTGCAAGCGCCCACTGCATGGGACCGGTACCGGAGGCCATACCGCCAAGACCGGATAAAAGGCCGCCGATTGATGCCCATGCCTCTGGTTTTTTCAGCGTTTCCGTGATTGACTGATCTTTGGGGTTGGCTTTAGCTGAGTGGCTGGGGGCATCTGTAGTTGGTTGCATTCCCCGTATGATATGACGAGCCTGCGATACCACTGCTGATACTCGCTTTTGCCAACCTCGCCCGAATGTCGGCCACGTTTTCAACGTGCGCATGAACCGGAGCCGTTCAGCGGCATAAGCGTCGATCAGATCACCTTTATAGGCATTGACCGCAGCGACAGTCTGGCCACCAACAATGCCGTCCGCAGTCACACCGACCACACGCTGCAGCGATTTAACCGCCTGAGCGGGGCCGCTGTTCACACCATAATCGAATGCCATGAAGTCGATGCCAACTGGGAGCAGATCGCCGCCAGATTGTACCCAATAAGAGCGCCGGTAAATCTCGATGGCTTCTGCTTTGGATAAGGCTTTGACCTGTGCAGGTGTAACGCTGGCAACACCACGGTGAGCGGCCAATGTCCTGTGAGTAATGCCGTATTTCGTAGCACCGCCCGGGTCTTTCGGATTATTCACATATCCGCCCTCATGACCAAACATCAGGTCAAGCGCGGTTGTTAAAGTCTCACGCATATCGTTCCTTTCGTAAACACAAGCAGGATCGCCGCGCCAGCTGGCACGGTTTTATCCATCTGAATTTTCCTGTGATTGTGCCTGACTATCAGGCCAGTGTGATTATTGCCGGTCAGGCAAATGCAGTGTCGATCTGGTTTTGATCGGTAAGTGTGCCATCCAGAATTTGCGGCAGAGCCTGCGAATAAATGCCGAAAACGCTGTTCACATGCGCTCCGACTGCATCAGAGAGATGCAATAATGGAGAATTGGGGTTGTTCAAAATGATTACTCTGAACGATTTTTCCGATCTTAATTGTAGAAATATACAGTCAATCATTCGGTGGCTGGGTCAGCGTAAGTCACGCCGCGCTGATACGTCGTGTCATTGTGTTTCCCACTCGGCAATAAACCGCTTCAGAGGCAGTGCTGTGGTTTCGGCTTTTTGGTGCTTGCTGGGGTTGCCCCATCAGTGGTAGTGCAATCGAAAGGTAGCGGTCGGTGAAAAAACGTGATTTAGATGGCCTTCTGTTACGGAATTTAATGCTGGGGGAATGACGTTGCGGAATGCTGAGTATGATTTCTTTGATGTGACGCGTGGAATCGCAGCGTTTTGGGTATATTTATCTCATTTGCTATTAATTTGCGGGTTTTGGCACCCGCTATTAAGCCGTGGCGATTTGGCTGTTGACGTATTTGTAATGTTAAGTGGATTTGTAATAGGCCTCATGAGGCTTAATAAGCCGGAATCTTATCCACGGTATATCCTTAGAAGGTTTGCTCGTATCTATCCGGCCTATTTAATCGCGTTGTGTTTGGGGATCGCAACTTCTTATCTCTATGGGCCTGTTCTCGGAAACTCCGACTATACCAAACACATGCCGTGGTTCGCCTCACGTCATGGGGAAGTATTTGCTAATTTTTGGCAAAATCTTGCACTGCACTTGTCTTTGCTTCATGGGATGGTTCCATATAGCATAATACCGTCAAGCGAATATGCCTTCAGCGGCCCGCTGTGGTCAATATCACTGGAGTGGCAGTTTTACTTGGTTGCACCGTTGCTATTCTTTCTTCTTGCAAAGAAAAAAACATTGACCTTTCTATCTTTTATCGTGGCTGTCATCATCTTTGGTCAAATTGCAATATGGATTAAAGGGTTTTGGACATCTTCATCACCTTCATTTCTTCCACTGCGGCTCGATTATTTTGTTATCGGAATGGCATCTGCTGTTGCTTTCAAGCCCTCTGCTTATATTCATTGGCCACTGAAATTATCATTGATAATTTTGATTATTTTAAGTCAATCATACTTGCGCGGCTATTCAATAGCTCTCCCAATATGGGGTTTTACTTGGTTTTTAGCTTCGACGGCACAGAATTCAAATATTCTTCGTATGTCGACAGCTATCCTACGACCAATAAAATGGTTTGGTGATAGATCTTATGGATTTTATATTTACCACATGCCGTTCTTGCTCGTAATTTCATACTTTGTGATATGGGGTAGATTTGATATTTTCGGCCATTGGGGAGCTTTAGCTATACTTTTTGTTGTATCATTTCCAATTACTACACTCGCAGCAGCGGCAAGTTACAAGTATATTGAGACCCCCATAATTGAACGTGCTAAAATTTTCGTGAACGGAACAAAAAATCTTAAACAAATTCGCTTATATCCCCTCGGATATAAGCGCGACCTGTAGCCGCTTGAGACAATCCAATTGTCACTACGCCGGCATCCGATATATTGGTAACAGCTACAGCAGGAATTACAGAAGATGCGGAATCCTTGTTCCATGTCACCTCCGCGTGGCGCAGCCGCCCGAACGGAAGTTGAGACGACATATCTAGGTCGCCCGACACACTCGCGCTGATTTGTAGACGCCCACGAGGACGTGATCTTTGCGGTAAAACCGAACCAGTGACTGAACTTATAGTATTACCATCAACGATGCTGGAATACACTGAGCCAATTGATCCCTTGCTTTCGTTTACAGCGAACATCTTAACCTGCCCACCTGCTGTGTTTGCGAAGGAATTATCTTGAAAGTTAAATCCCTGCACAAATAAAGAGGGTACGGCGGGGAACAGCACTACAAAAGCGCTACCCTCTCCCATGGGAGAGGTCAGTGCGCGTAGGAATTTATTACCTGTAAATAAGCCTCTCGGATTACAGATGACGATAGGCGCATTATCAATGTAGTTACCTTGGCACAAAGCAGCTGTGTCATTGTAATAAATACTAGCATCAGTACAGTCGTAAATATGATTATACTCAATGTTAACTGAATGCATAAGAGAAACAATCCCTCTCCTGCAATTAGAAATCATATTTTTACCACCAATCTCAGCATCCGCACCTGATATGCGAACACCCTCTGAATTTCCGTATGCCCCGACAATGCGATTGTGACGGACGATTGTTTCCGTTGCAGCTCTATCAGTATAATCGATGACCCCATGGCCACGGAACCATTGTAGATAGCACCCTTCAATAACGACGCCATGTGCATTTTTGACCGCTATACTGTCGTTGACCAACACAGCGCCAGCCGACTGACCTCCCAATATGTGCACGTCTTTGATCTTAAGCGCGTTAACCCAGTTGGTATTGCTACCACCTGCGCCACCATTCGCCGTTGGACGTATATCAAGCAATGCTTCATCTGCGTATGCACCAATCGCAGTAAGCTGGCCGTTTTGTATCGTCCGCTTCGTCTTCGGTACATCTCTGATAGTCAGCCCCTTATTTGTCCGCCAATTGCGTCCGACTAAATCAAGAGTACATGACTGAGGGTTAGTGTCGTCTAGGAGCGTGAATTCAAGCGCGTTTTGGAGTGCGTTTGACTGGTCTATTGCAAGCCCATTGCCGCCAAAGTGAAACGGTGAGATTGGTTGTCCCGACAATGCATCGGCAACAATGCGCGCGGTCATGCGTGTATAGGCTGGGGCCTGAAGGACACGTTCGGCCTCGACATCTACAACCTTATACCAAGTGCGCCCGTCTAGACTATCCACCGTGTTCGCAGTGCCGTTTGGCTCATCAATGTACAGCCCTCCCTTGCCATCTCCCCGCATGCTTTCGCCTGCTGTTCGGATATAATGTGTTGACGATGGAACGATGGTAAGGGCTACCTGATCACGTGTTTCAAAAGCGAACCAGTTACGCTCGGCTGCTCGTTCTGCGTCCTCTCGTGCATCGCGTGCACTATCACGCGCTTCCGCTGCCTGCTCTGCATACCCTTGAGCCAATCCAATTTCATCAGACATAGCTTCCAGCTTGGATACAGATCGGCGAGTGTCCTGAATTGCCATGACCGTACGATCAAGTTGAAGTTCAACACTTGGCGCGTCATTGCGTTGTCGGTTTTCCAAATCAACAGTTTGTTTAGCCTGTGTCATTCGATAGCGAACAACTTTCACCCCAACAGCTGGCGCGACATAAAATGAGATCGCACCACCATTTGGCCATGCACTGCCAGCGATAGAATAATGTTGATTAAGATACTGTTGAGTATCTACCCCGTCAGCATCACGCAGTAAGACAACAATTTCATCCGACTGTAAAAAACGCTTCGGATACGGGAACTCAGTTGTCGTGCCATCTGCATCTGAGATGTATTCAAGCTGATCAGGTACAGGAACGGTCATGTAATGCTCCAATTAAAAAGCCGCCCAAAAACTGAGCGGCCAAAACAAAAAAAGCCCCGCACACGCGAGGCAATAAGATGTCATTCATCCCCTACTCGACATTTCTAGGCAAATTAAGCAAGATGTCAGAAACGGAGGGGGATGATGTTTGGTCAGCTTTCTTATGTATTACGCTTCAATCACGCCTTAGCTATGCTAGGGGTAAATCCTCAGCATATAAACGAAACGATACGCCAATCGGCTCAGATTTCTGGTAAAGAATTTGGGGCTACCCCACAAGAAATGGCGCTTGTTTTAGCCAGTCAACTACCACTTGAATATACGATCCAACTTGACCCGCGGACTGCCATGAAGTGGATTAGAAAAAGGAAAATTAACCCTAGAAATCCCAATGTCAAAAATGCCTTATTCGCTCTTAACTGGGCAAAGTTAGTAGATTATTAATTACTTTTTTCTTGTAAACCAATCGCATCGCCAGTCGCGTCCTCAACCTGATTTAACAAACTGCGGATATAAAACAGGTTTTGAAACGGCATCAGACCTCTGATCTTATGCAAATCAGATTTAGTGGTATCTCCTGCGAAGATAGAGCCAGACACTTGGAATATGTCTGATACAGCGTCAGGGGTTGGGCCGAGGAATGCGCCAATCACATTACGTGATTGATAGCGGCTCATTTGTTCACCGGTGATGCCAGATAGCCCAATGCGGCCACGGCTAGCCTTCTCAGCAATATTATTTACATCCATCATCCAGCCGCTCAGACCAGACCAGTCAAATGCGTTGGTTGCCCAGACAATGGGATTATCTGATAGCTCTCGTTCTGCTGTCATTTGCTTGACCATATAGGTCATCGCACCAAGTGAGAGAGCTGTCACAATGCCTGCCAATGTATCCGCATCACGCTGCTGGATAGCCGATAGGGTGATTTTCTGCATGGCAGACACGTTGAAGCTTTTAAACTGGCCAATTGTCTTCCCAAGCTCTGTACTCATCCAGAGCGGTTTATCTTGCCCGGGAGTTACGATGATGCGATCAACATCTCGCACTACGGCCGTTCGAAAAGCTTCTCGTGCCAGACGATCATCCCAATCTGCCGCTTTTGCCAGCAGCACGCCGCCCTGAGTTTCGCCATACTTCTTGAATTGTTTATGAATTCGCTCAGCAAGATCGGTATTGATGCCAGCAGCGCCAAGTTTCCTGATCTGCTTTGCTGTTGCTGTACCTTTGGCAATAGCTTCGGTTGCATGAAGCATATTGGTCATAACGATCATGCCACTGAACTGTTTCATCGCGGCGTTCCAAGGAGCCATAAGTGACACCACGCCAAATCGCGTTCCGGCAGATTTAACGGCACGTTCAAACTTGCTGCCACGGCCGAAGTCATCGCCAATTTCAGCCAGTGACATCGCTCGGCTATCAAGGATCATATCGAGAGCTGTACCGGATGCCTTGACCTCTTTGCCTGCCATGCGAACAGCTTTTATGTTGGATACAAGCGGCACAAACCCATCGCGGAATGTCGATGTCAGACCGTGCTTGAAAACGATACCGGCCATATCTGGAAAGGCTGAAAGGGTCATGCCGCCAAGCAAGCGCAAGTAATTCAGGTTACGTGCTACGCGACCGGCGCGAAGCACAATACCATCTGGATTTGATGGCAATGCATACTGGCCACGGATACGGTCGCGCATGCCCTCAATGTCCCGCACAGCGCTTTTACGTGCTTTCTCAAGTCGTGCTCGTTCCTTGGCTTTCACCTCGGGAGTAGCTGCCTTCCCCTCTTTATCGAGCATACCGTCGACAGCAGCAATCTTACGATTGGCTTCATCGTTGATCTTGCGGATTTGCTCTGCCATATCCGGTGAACCGAACTTATTGGTCAGCTCAATATCCGCAGACATAGTGCGCACCTGAGCGTGGAGCACCTCTTCAATATCGGTGTTGAGGAACTCCTGTATCTTTTTGCTTTCAATACGCAGAAGACGCTCTTTCAATGGGCCACGTGGCCCCGAGACAATGCTGTCATATGGGATGCGACCATCAGCATTCCCCAGAATTGTATCTATAGTTTGGTCGACGATATCGGCGACCTCATCATCCGAGAGACGTGAGAATTCTTCCGCCTTCTTGGCTACTGCATCAGCCTTTGCACTAGTTTGCCTCGCGACATTCTCAGCATCACTGATCCGCGCAGCAGCATCACGTTTCGACACAAAATAATCGTTCAGGATACGTGCAAAATCAGTTCGGTACGCCGCGATTTTATCTTTGTTGTACATGCGAAACAGGTGCGATACATCACCTGCAGTGGCAATATCATCGGGCAGCAAGCGGGCTTCAATTGCGGCTTGCTTCATTGCATCGTCAGTCTGCCGGTAGATTTTTGCCGCTTCCGCAATTTCAGGAACGGCATGCACGTCGCCGCTAAACGCTGCCCGCCCCACTTCCTCTTTAAATTGCTTGAATGTCATTTTATCACCACCGGTTATGCGCTGCATTTCAGAGCGCATAGGAGCAAGACGGCGCTGCCATCCGGTCGGATCTGGTGCATTGTGAAAATATTTGGCGTATGCTGTATCGATCTGTTGCAGCGTGTCCGCCAGCGGCGCCTGCCACATCTTCATACGGGTCTCTACAGACCCCCCGATTTCTGTCGCAACACCTTCAGCATTGGCTTTGTATTCCAGCGGGGTTTCAGCCAGCTGCCGTACAGTCGATCTCGCCTCATCAAAGTCTGAAAGCTGCGAGCGGATAAGAGGGTCTTGAGAGCGTACACCCCAAAACTTCTTTATCAGCGCTTCATCTTTAATTTCAGTTGGGCCTTTATTAACGGCCGCAGCACCAGCTGATTGTGCACTGCCACCACCAAACACAGCCGTGTCAGCTTCTTCAAATGCTTTATTCTGCTGTTCTATCTTACGGCTAAGCCCAGATAGCTCAGCAGATGATAGATATCGCCCAGCCAGCGTACCAAGCGCTCCACCCAGCAGAACTGAACCACCAATATTAAAGACGCTTTCTTCGCCAGTGCGTGTCTGCTGTGTCAGCTGCAAACCAGCTTCGGACACAGTAGCATCAATACCAGCACCAATTGCTGCCCCTGTCGCAGCTCCGGCCGCGCTCCTTGCTGCACCAAGCACACCACCGCCAATAGGCAAAAGCGTTGGAAGGTCAAACACGCCAGCAGCAAGTGAAGCAATTGTGCCTTGGATGCCAGCAGCATCCAGAGTTCTGCGATCCGAGACTTCGCGTTGAATTTGGATTTTCAACGCATCCGCCGCTCTCTGATTAAACACACCTGAGAAGCGCTCCACATAAGGTGCAAAATCCGGATCATCCTTGACATAATCGATGGCATTGAAACCTTGTTCGATTTCGTAAGGGTCTGACATGCCTCGCGAAGTGATATAAGATGTGACCATATTATCCGAACGAAAGGCTGCTGCCATTGTCTCGCTCATGGTCGGGTCTTGCGGTACATCAGCAGGCGCGACATTTGTCAGGTTTTGCACACGAACTGCAGGTTCATAAAAAGGCATCAGTTCCCACCTGCATTCAGTAAGCCGCTATCTTTGGCGTTCTGGAATAGTTGAGTACGCTGCTGATCCAGACCGGATTTCACAGTCGGCGTTTGGCTTGTCGGCACAGGAATATTAGGAACTGTTGGCTGAGGTAAAACTTGTTGTGCCTCCGGGCTATCCCATGCAGAACTTGCACCCATTGGGATATCGCCGCCGTTCATATACTCAGCCATTCCGAGGCCACTGACTTGATTTCGCGTAGCTGTTTCAAGTCGCTTATCTTGTTGTTTTCGTGCTGCAGCTGACACAACAGACAAGTCTGGTCGCCATTGCTTGCCATAAAGGGTTTGCAAATTCCCTTGCTCATCCTTGTAAAGAACGGTGTAGCCGGGCAATTGATTGGATTTAATCTCAGAGCCAGTCTCAGGTGTTGAAACCAGTACAATGCGGCTCATAATGCTATCGCGTGTCATTGTGCGATATTCCGTCAGCCCGCCTTCATTCCGGATAAAAACTTCGCGCCCTTCAACTAATCCGCGATAGCCATCATTCCCCTTTGTTGGATTGAGCAATTGGTCATTTGGGAATGCCTGCGCCAAATCATTGATAAGCTGATCTTTCACATATCCATATGGGTCGCCGTCATTTGGCTTTGCTGGCCAGAACTTTTCCGGCGGGTATTTCATCACGGACTTCGTGCCAGTGATTTCTGTTGTCCCGTACAACCTCTTCATTTCAGCATCGGCGCGGTTCTTTGCAAGTTCCGGATTGCCGCCAGATGCGTAAAACTGCTCTTCTGCAATCGCTAGATAATCAGCCGCAATCCCCGCGGCTTGCTGCTCGTTGAAACCTAATTTCGGGTCATTGAAAGGCAACCAGCTATCATCGAAAATTGCTCCAATATCCGTGTTCTCGATCTGCTTCCTGAACTCTTTGGCAGCTGGCTCTAATGCTTTACGCTCACGAATTTTATTCGGATCATTCTGCTCAGCGATGCGTCGCGCCGCATCAGACGGCGACAGATTAAGCGTATTTACATAATAGTCAAAGTCATCAACTTTCTTCTGAACTGCACTCCCGCCGTCACGGCGACCAAGTGCAGACGGATTGATCTGCGAAAATCGTGAGGCTGCTTGTAAAGCGGCTTCGACTTCAGCAGGAACCTGACTTTCTGCCCCAGCGCGGAGTTGGTTCATCGTTGATTGCGGCACTGTACCAGACTGAACTACCAATGATTCCAGTGCCGCCTGTCTATTCTCGGGCGCAACAGCCTGATTGATAACCCCGCCAATTGCATCAACCTTCTTCTTTCCATCCGACGAGTACGGATCAAGGCTGAGTACACCATTCTGGAAGTCAGCCATCGCCTGAGCTGTCATAACCTGATCGCCCTGACGGGATCGCAAAGCCGACAGAAGCGTAGCTTTATCGCTATCATTCATCCGGCTCGATAAGATTTGCTGATCACTGGAAATTTCACCCGTCTGGATACCAAGCTGCAAAGCACCTTTCTCGCTATTGTAGGTGGCGGTTGCCTGCGCATCGATAGCTGTCTGCCCCCGCTGTGCGGCGGCATTCATCTGATCATATAGTGATAGACGTTGAGACAGCGACAAATTAGCAAAGCGCGGATCAGCAGGTGTCTGCCCCGCCGAAGAGGCTTTGCCTCCCATCTTGCCTGCTGACCATGCGGCTACATCACCGGCAGACTTACCTCGGAGAAAACCATTCGCCTGAACAACCGCTGGCCCAACAATACTTTCTATTGAAGCATTCGGATCAGCCTTAAGAACTTGAGCAGCGCCGCGTGGCCCCAGAAAATGGGCAAGGTAAATATTCCCCGGGGTTTGCTGAATGCCTTGGTTTGCAAGAAATTGAGCGTTTTCCCGTGTATAGGCTGTTGTCATCTCGCGGGAGAGTTGCGGGTTTGTTTTTAGGGCAATGAGTTCCGCATTAGATTTTCCGCCGGCAATATCTGGGCGGTATTTACGCACCATATTGAGCCATGTGCTATCAATGAACTGCCCCAAACCGGCTGCTGATGAGTTCGGGTTCTTTGCCTTGGCATTACCGCCGCTTTCAACGCCGATGATTTTCCCGACCACAACACCAATCGCATCACTACCTACTGCAGGCACCCCAAGTCGATCAGCCGCACCAGTAATTGAAGCAGGATTTGCTTGAGCTTCACGCACTTCCCGCTCACCAATGGTCAGCGAAAACATTTCGTCAGCCTGTTTTTTGAGCTTTTCTTTTTCAGTTGGTGACAGGCCAGAAGCATCAATAGTACGGTGAGCATCCTGCTTTGCCGCGTCAAACATGGTCGGATCGTTAAATACTTGATTTTGCAGTGTCTGCTGGCGTTCTGTAATGCTTGTGCGATACCAGTTATTTCGCTGATCGATTTCTGCCGCCGCTCCTTTGTCGATCCATTGGTTTCGTGCAGTGGAAACCAGCTCAGCAAATTTGGGTTTGAGGCTATCCGGTACAGATTTCAAAAATTCCTCTGACCGCTTGGTATAGATGCCTGACACATTATCGGTGAACCCTTTACCTGAAGGGGCCATGCCTTCCTGCTGCTTGGCGAAATCTAATGCATTATCATCCTGCCAGCGCTGAAAAGCTTGATTGGTAGCAAAATCATCAACCTGCTCCTCCATCTGCTGACGACGTAATGCCATCTGGTTCTGCATGTCTGCATGATTGCTGATTGCGTTACCAACCTGCGCCAAGCCCTGACCAATGCTGTTATCTACGCGTGTGTCAGGAACGCCGCCAATATCAATGGTACGGCCAGCTTCAATCGGACGGATTTGAACCATTAAAACATACCTTGGATCGCGCCACTACGAGCACGTTGATATTGAGTATAAGGATTTGAAATCATTGTGCGCTGCTGGTTCGTCTGGCTTACTCCTGTGAAAGCATTCACACCGGTCGCTAATGCCCCCATATACCCGCCTGTCATCGCGCTCTTTGCATTTGACCGAGCGAGACCTGATTGGAACCGGTAATTGTCGCTTTGTACCTGAGCGCCGTAGCGAATAGCCTGCTCATCTAGGCTTGCCTCAGTTGCGCTGTCCTGCAGCACATCTATCGCGGAGCCGGAAAGCGCGATACCGTTTGATAGATATTGCCCCCGCATAGATGCGAGTTGCCGGTCACTGGAGCGGCTTTGAAGGTTCGCATCATAGTTCCCCTTCTCCGCTGCCATTTGCGCCTGACGGTCAGCATATGCTGCTTGTGATTTATATGAGGCAGATTGCGCGCTGGCTCCGGCTACCTGTCCCGCCATGGAGACACCTGCACCTATGAGCGTCATTGAGAGTGGGTCGAAGCACATTAAGGGGTACTCTCCAATTGCAAGACCAAAGATCGGACGAGCAAAGGCAGCGGCTCATCTGTTTCAAAGATAAGTTTGCCCCCACCCTCCATCCATGATCCGGATAAGTCGCAAGGCACAAAGCCCGTGCGGAGTTCACTCGCGCTTCCGAAAAGGCTATCACCTGTTTTCAGCAGCTGCTCATGTAAACTCGGCTGCCAATTCTCACCGCCAGCAGCTCTGACTTTTGCCGCGCCTGAGTTCAAAACATCAATGCTTGCCGCAATAATGGTGCGGTTACGTCCGAATAACGTGCCATCTTGTTGAGGTCCTGCTATAGGCTGTGTGATCGCTCGACTCTGATATTTAAGGCCAATGCTAATTTTCGCAGCGGGAAAAGGAAGCGTTACGCTCCCGCCTACAACCTGCAAGTCGTTGACCACGCTGCCATCAGCCAGAGCCACAACTGCTTCACCCTCAAGGTGTCCCAGACCGGAAATCGTACTGATCTCAGAGCCGTTATACTTGGCCCCGCAATCGACATGAAATGCATTTTCGACAGTATCAATATCGCCATCAAACGGTCGTTCAAGAACTTCGATATAACGCTTTAGTTGCCCATTGATTGACCGGCGGACGCAGAGATAAACATCGTCAAAGCCCTCTTCCTCCCCCGGAATAATTGCTAAGCTTTCAACGGCGCCGCCAGAGATTTCATGTTTTGCAAAACCGACAACTTTCTGCTCCCTGTCATAAGTGACGGAAACGAGAGAGCCGTCTGCCATCGCACAGTAAATTTGCGGATCAGGGCGCTCACAATATCCCCAATCGATTATCCCGCTTTTAAACAGATGCTCCCCAAGCAGAGATAATTCCGGTGCGACATAACGGTTTTGGTCACCCAAAACGAGTTCACGAATCTTCGTCGCACCTATACCGGCATAAATTGTAACGCCACCAATCGACAGAGGTTTGAGAGCCGCAGCGCCGCTCGTGGGGCCTTTGCGTTGAGATATATTCACTGCCGAGAATGTTTTATTCAGATCAGCAGGGCCAACGGTTCGAATTTGACCTGCTGAGCCTGTTACCAAATCCTCGTCGTCGGCCAACCATAGGATTTCATTCTGATTTGATGAGAGCAATGTAATTGAAAGGCCGTCTGTTTCTACATTGGGATCGCTGATCCCGTAATCCTCAAATTGACCTTGCTTAGAGCCAAAGACAGTTACCGGCTGGCTATTCGTCCTAGACCACATCAATCGCTCATTGAACAGTCGAACTGTGGCAGGCCAACCGGACTCTTGTGAAAAAGCGCCCATACGCCACATCGATATCGGTGAAGTATTTAACAAAGCATGACCGTATAACCGCACACTAACCTGAGTAGCTGAGAAATATGATGCAATTTTCGCCCACATCCATTTGGATGATGGCCCCATTATTCTGATAGATCGACCAATATCTGATGGTTGGAAGCCGGCTCCATTATTAATTCCAGCAGTTGAGGAGGCAGTCATAGTTACGGGTGACTGCTCACCTCCATATTGATGAAAGCCGAAACCTCCCCACCAAACACTGTTATCACCGTCAAATGAACTTTGAGTGCCGACGAAATTAAGTCGATACTTTGTAAACGCTCGCTTATTATTGACTTGAAAGTAGTATCTCTGATTGTTCCTCCAGCCGCCCTGACCCTCAACTGTATCCAGCACTACCCATGCAAGGCCATCCCACCCAAGTAAATCCCACCCGCTCGGACTATGCCCTGGCTCTTTATCTGGCGCTTTCACCCAATAACTATCCAGTGTTTGTGCTGATGTTAAATCTACTTGATAAAAAGCCCCTGTCGCAGATCCACTGCTGGATGATCCACTAATACTTAATGAACCAGTACCGTTTGGGCGTAAAGTCGTTGAAACATCTTCAGCCTCCATATAAGGGCCATCATTGAAAACGACATCCTCCATTGACCAGTTCACATCACCGGCGCGGAGCAGTTTTTTCGGGCTTACATCTTTGTGCGCAAAATATGCAGCATCATTGAACTGATCATAGCTCACTCTCTGCAGGTTCGAAGCGGAATACGGGTGCGAAATGGAGTACGGAGAAGCGCCAGAATATAACTGTGCTCTTTCAGACAGGAAGCGCATCGTCCCGTTTCCGTTTAACGCAAGGACATATGCCTGATCTTCTGAAAAACGGAATGGCAGTAAGCGCGTTAACTGGTTGCTGTCGGCTACTTCTGCAATAAATACTGTACCAGACCGACGACGAAGCCCGCCATGTGTCAGTACATTAAAATTCACACAGTACGACAGTGACGATAGCCAGAAATCAACGTCAGAGCGAGACCCTAGAAGTGGGGTCGTCCAGCCTTTATCAAATGTAGCCGTATGTGAATAATAAGCCATTAGCGCTGTGCCACCCAATCATCATCAGCGGCACGCGGACTGGTGCCTTCTATTGCATCTATGCGCCATGCTGCATCAATCGCTTCACGGTAGAGGCCTTGGGCTACTTGCACATAGGACACTTTCCCAGTGACCCAGTGGCCGCATTTCATCGCGATGTAAGCTGCCAGCGCCTCAACGAATGCGGTTGGATACCGATCATAATCCTCGGTACGTCGAACATACCGAACCTTGAGCGGGCCTTGCGCATCGGTGAGTATCCGAAGGCCTTCAACCTCATGGCGGATCGGTGAACCTTCTGACTTCCCGCAAGCTGTTACCGGCAGCACCCGCAGGCAGTCGTGAGGAACTGTGAAAGCATGTCGCCAGCCGAACGCAGGTGCAACCGTATCCGCAGCCAGTGCCACACGCTGAAGTGCGAAATTCCAATCATAACGAGAAAGCAAGCTATCTCGTGATGTATCAAAGTTGCGCTTCATCCAGCGAACAATTGGCCGATTATCATTCTCAAGACTGGTAATCTCAGCCTCTTTGAGAATGTCGAGAGCCTGATTGCAGATATCAGTGGGGGTCATGCTTCCTCACCTTCTGGCTCTGGTTCAGGAGGCGGTGGCGCCTGTGTCTGCTGTGCGTCACGACGCTGCTTCTGCTTTTTCAGATACCACCATGATAACGGAGGGCTATATGCAGCCATTGCTCTATTCCGTCACAGGTGAACGGACGGGTTTCTGCATGCGCTTACCGTCTGGTCTGTGTCTGTTCAAAACATCGAGAGTGGCTTTGCCTGCTGCATTAGCCGCTTCGATATTCGTTTCACGAATAGAACGGTCGATCTCGCGCTGCTCCAAATTTAATTCGTGCAACGTCTTTTCGCGCTGAGGCTCGATATCTTTGCTCATGGAAATCTCCAAAAAGAAAAGGAGGGCAATTGCCCTCCAGTTCGATTAGCCGTTGGTGACGAGGAAGCTGATCGGAATCTGCTTGCGCTCTGGATAAACACGATCCCAATTCGCAGCCGTTGCCATTTCTGCGGTTGTCGGGAACTCTCCCGCCACACTGGCATCAGTCCATTTGATGCCATAAGGGTGCAGAACAAACTGACGGCGCGTATAGAGAATATCCCCGCCAACGCCGTTACCCTGTTCTGGCTTACGGTCAATTTCGATATTCGGACTTGTGCTCATCGCCTGTTCGTTGAAGCAGATTGCTTCATTCCCCAGCAGATACGTCACATAGCTTGTTGGGTTGCCGGCACCGTTGTTGATGATCTTTGCAGTATCAGACACAACAACACGATAGCCGAGATATGTCGGGAAGCGAACCTCTCCGCGCGCATCAGGGATAAAGTCGATGAGGTTCTGTTTCTGCAGGCGGGTGTAAATTGCCGAGTGCATAATCAGTGTCGACAAATCTTCAGCTGCATCGCCCATTGTCTGCTTTGTATCAAGAATAGCTTCAGCAGAAATCAGATTTGCGTCTGTAGGTGTACCAGTTGTGAGCCCGATATTATTGACCATATCGCCGGAGTCGTTGGCCACATTGTCCAGATACACACCATGGAGTGAGGCAACCAACAGCGTATTCAGATTGCGGACCCACCAGTCTGAGACAAGATTGCCAATCGCCTTCATTGGGTCGTCACCAGCCAATACACCAGACAGGCGCATAGATGACCACGACTTGGTGCGGACATGACGAGCAGCCACATCTTTACCGGCTTCGATTTTGCCCGGAACGCTGAGCTGTGTCGGATCATCAGAACCAATATCACTGTCAACATCGGTCAGATCACGCCAGAAAGGCACGTTCGACGTCTTGCCACCACCGATCAGGAATTTAGCCATATTGGCATCGTTCCGAAGAATACCGGACTGGAAGATTGCGCCACGCTCTTTTGTGCGCTTGATCATGTATGGATAGAAAACTTCTGGGACGATAACGTCCGAAATGCGGGTAGTAGCCATTGCTATAACCTTTCCTGAATGGCTGCCGTCACTTACAGTCCGTAATCAGCAGGGTTACCACCTGCTGCACGGATTAGTGATCTGGCTTTTGACGGGTCGTCACGAACGAGCTGCCCCTGTTGCGTCAGGTTTTCATGCTCCGCTGAGAATGGATTGCTGATTGTGCCACCAGCATTGAGAACGGTTGTGTCCTCACCGTACATTTCCTTGCCAACTTTGGAGAGTGCAAAGGCGATCTTCGGGCTGAGAACAGCTCCATCGGCCGACAAAGCTCCAAGGCGGGTAAGTTCATCCTTTAGACCTAGCTGGCCAATAGCTCGGCTCGTATATTCGAGGTTCTGCTTGTAGCCGTCAGTATCCGGATCGCCCCACTGCATAACGATTTCACGGTGGGTATCGCCTTCGGCTTTTGCCATGGCATCGCGTGCCGCAGTAAACCCTCCGGCTTGCATCCCAACGAATTTGTCATGCAATGTCTGGGCTTGCGCAGGCGTTAAACCGGCCTCATGCGCCCATGTACGGAATTCAATCGCGCTCTTTTCGTCATAAGGGAAACCTTCCGGCACAGCTTCAGTGTTGAGCTTAAGCTCGTACTTATCCGGCGTTTCAGGTCGTCCCAACTTGCCGTAGAACGCGTTCCAATCATCAGCCGAGGCATCTGCCTCCGGCACTTTCAAGGCCTTGCTTGCGTGGGTTTCCAGCTCACGATACGAACGGATCGCATCATCTGCCGTCTTCCACTGTTTCGCTTCGACTAAAGTGCGGTTATCTTCAAATTGAAGGCCAGCCACCCAGTCAACGCTGTTACCATTTGACCCTTGATCAGTAACAACGGTTGCGTTCGGAGCGGTTGTAGATGTTTCCACCTGCCCATTCTCGTCTGCCATAATGATTATCCTTGTTTAGAGGTGCTCGGCTTCTGCGCGAGCGGCTTCTTCCAAAGCTCTCAATTGTTCATCACTGAGAGACAGGAAATGAAAAAGCCGCCCGAAGGCGGCTCGCTGTCCGGCGCTATAACCGGCTTGGTAAAGTGAGAGATCGGCATCAGGCGGCTCAACCATATAAAAACCGGTCTGCGCGGCCAGATCAGCCAACACAATTTGGGCTGCCTCAGTGTGTTTTCCGAACACTTCAAGATAAGCGGCATGAAGTTGCTGCTCTGTTTGTGCCGGAAGTATTTGGCGGGTTTTGGAAACGTTGCGCCACGTCATGCTGGCATCATCCCTTTAGCTTGCGCCATCGCCTGCATCGCTGGCGTTGCATCCTTGGCAGCTGTTGCAGCTCCCTGCATCATGGCAAGGGCTGCTTGGCTTTCCTGCTGCTGTGCCATTGCTTGGCGCTGCTCAGCCACTTCCTCATCATGTTTAAACATCTTACGTGGTGCGCCGTTGATTTCACGGGTCAGTTCGAGTGTTTCGTCACCATCGATTTTCATGAGCGTTGAACGATCGTATTCCCCGACAACAGTTGCCATTTGCAAAACACGTTCGATGCCCTGCATTTCTGCCATGCGACGCATACGAGCTAGAGGGCCAGTGAATTTCACACCCACATTCTTGCCACCAACAGATGAAGGCGGCTCAAGTGGTGAGCCTTGTTCAAACGCGCCCTTGCGCTGAACAATATCAACCTCACGATCAATCGCACCAGCAATACCTGTTTCGATCTTTGCACCAGCAGGGCCGAGCAATTCACCCTTCTCATTCGCACGAAGCAATGCCTCTGTCGCTGTCATCTGAGGGTTATCAACCATTGTCTGGAAAAGGTTAATGTACATGCTCTCACGGACGGACAGGCGTTTGGCTTCGATCAATCGCTCGGCAAATGTCGGGTTTTGCGCCTGAATAATTGGCTGTGCCAGCAAGCGCCCCTGTTCATCCAGCATACCGGCATTAACTGCCCCAGCATTCAGATTGAGACGCTGATTATAAATACCCCGCATAGTTGCCATCGGCGGTTTAATCATCTGCTGCGAGACTTGAGCAACAGTCTTGCCCATCACCTGCAGCATTTTGATTTCAGAGAGCGCAGCCATGACAGGAGACTGGCCATAAGGCGAACCGTCCGTCTGATCCCACCACATCACCTGATACGGGAATGTGAAGAAGCCGCTCGACCGGATCAGATGACGGCTTTCAACCTCTAACCAGAATGAGGCATATGGCTGATGACGACGCTTGTCTTTATGCTCTCCTGCTTCCTCACGCGGCATAACACAATGAATGAACGTGAATGGCTGGTCTGGTTTGTTGGTGAGAGCGGATTTCACCTTTTCCGGCAGGCTGTCGCCTTCTTGTGAGAAATAGCCCTCAGCAGCCCGCGCTGTCAGTTCAAAGACGCGGATACACTTATCAACATCGTCGTAAGCATCAATGCCCAGATATGTTTCAACCACCGGTATAGAGCGGTAGAAAAACGGTACTTTGACCGGATCAATGCCACGGCGGCCGATATTCTCTTCCAGATACAGAATACCTGTGCCAAGTCCGCACGCCCCGCGAATTGCCTTCTGATTAGCCAGCGCGAAATTGCTCTTCGCATCATACCGCGCTGTGAAATGGTAATCCCGCAGCCGGTCAAGCCATTCCTCTTCAAGATCAGTCGGATCTGGTGAAAACGGATCATCAAGCGAGAACGCGTGCCATTTCTGGGCACGCGGTGCAATCAGGCTTTCCATTCCAGCATTCAACCGGTCGAGAGACCATGCAGCGGTTGCATCGAATATTTCTTTGCTGCGCTGAGCTGCTTGCGGTTGCTGCGCTGTACCGGTCAGCGATGAAGCAATGTTCATCCCGTTCAATTCGTATTTATGGGAGGCATAAGGCATGCACAGAGTGACAACATCGCGCCATGTGGCTTCCCAATAATAGCGCTCAACAGCCATTTGCTGCTGCATACGCATGATGTCGTCAGCAATACCCATATTACATACCGCCGATTGTTGTGCGCTTCAGGTTCTTGCCATAATCCTGCGCACCGAGCGGCGTGGTAATGATTGTTGCTGCACGTCCCTGCTGTTGCTCTGCAGCGGCCATTTCATTGGCACGACGAGACTTTGCTGCCTCTGCATCCGCGTCAGGCACTGCCGGTGCATCAGGGATTTTCGGGGTATCAGGTTTAAAGCACATCTTGCCAGTCCTCTTTCAACCACGCCCAAAGCTCGAAAGCCTCACCGTTCACGCCATAATTTAGCATGTCAGCTTCTTTTCGCGCTCTGATGCTGGATAACCATTTATGCGCGAAGTCATGATCAGCTAATGATCTGATCTCAACGCGCGTTACGCCCTCAGCGATTAACTGCTCAGGCCATTCATTTAAGCAAAATCGTGTGATTGCAGGCGTTGCCCGCTTGAACTTTTCTGTGCCGTAAGCCCACGCATATCGCAGATGCGGCTGGTATATGTAATTGCCAATGGATACACCAAAGGCAGCGACCGGCTGCCCATCAATCCAAGCAGTCCAGCACCAGTTAGGCGATGAGAGATAAGACGTTGCGCCTGCCTGCGTACCGCTTTCCAATATTGCAGTAGCGAATATCTCGCGTCTGTCTTGCTCACGCAGGTTCGCCGCCACGAAACAAATGTCTCGCAGCGTTCCAGCTCTGATTTCAACGCTCACCAGTTATCCAGTATGTTTTCGTCAGCGGCTACGAACTGAGGCTCATAATAGCCCACATTTTGATGTGGTGCTGCCACAGGCTCCGCGAATGTGAGTGACAATGCGTCAGCCAGATCAGGAGAACGTAGACCGCGCTTCTTCATATCATCCTTCTTTTCCAGCATAATGCGGTTGGATGGATCAAACTTGTATTGTGGCCCCGTTAATTCAGCGGCGAGATCAATATCAGAGCCATGCAGAACACCGCGCTCCCGTAGCCATTCCCGCATGCGCCCCCACATCTCAGCGCGTTTGTTGAAATAGCGGTTGTCTTGCCCCGCTTTCGCGCCGCCATTCACCTCAATCACATTGAGGCCGAGAACACGCAATCGGTCAACAACACCGCCACCAACGCCGACGCCATCAACGAATATCGCCTGCGGGCTTCTGCTGCGGGCAACTTCAACGATATAGCCGGATAGTTGCTGCGTATCCAATCGTTCCCATTTCATTAGGTCTGTGAGAACATCGCCTTCACGGATTGCCAGCACTGAACGGTCATCACCAAATCGCGCAACATCGATGCCAAACAGAACGGGCTTTGCACCGCGTCGAAACTGTCGTTGCTGCGCCGCGTTCACATCATCCCATGAGATAAACTGCATATCGGCAAGCGTCTGGTACTCGCCAAGCCAGACATGAGCATATTTTGCAGGATCAGCACGTTTATCGCGCTCCATATCCTCGCGGAGAGCGGGCGGGAAAAACGGATTATCTGAGTAATTTGCGCGAACAACAACAGCATTGTCATTCGCTGAGTTGCGCAACAGTTTATCAATCGGATCTGTCGGCTGGTCAGGGTTCCACGAGAACCACAATTCCGAACCGGCCGCGCGAAGAGTAGGAATGAGCAGATCAAGCGATTTTTGGGAAACCGTCTGTGCTTCTTCTACCCACGCACGATTGAAGCCTTCCAGCGATTTGATGGATGCAGCATTATGGCTCTTTAGGCCACGGAAAATTATCAGACTATCATTTGGCCCGCGTATTTCCTGATCAGTGATATCGAAGTCATCAAGAAGGCCATATTCAGCAATCTTATCCTCAATCAGCTGCTTAACGGAATCCTTGATTGAGTTCTGCACTTCACGAAGACACACAGCACGGATTTGCTGGTTCGCACACTCAAGCACAAGACGGGTTGCGAATGCATGGGATTTACCTGAGCCGCGACCACCCCATGCGCCATAGTAGCGAGCGCCGGAACGAAAGAGCGGCTTGAATACCTCAGGTATCCGTATCCGATGGTTTAGATTGCTCGACAAATTCAACCTCAAAACGTCTTACAGGAATTGGCCCACCACCGGGGCCAGAATGCTCATTCATTACCTTGTCACCGTATTTTTTAGGCGCCATTTTTGACATAAGCCATTTGCGTGTATCGATACGGAGTTTGGCTTTCTGAACGTCTGAGCATTCTTCATCATCAGCGATATCAAGGATATCTTCAGCCATTGCAGAGGCACGGTCTTCTTGTGCTCGCGCGTATTGGTTGCGAAACTCTTCATGACGAGCAAGCCATCGGAACACAGTAACCCGATCAGGCATGCCGGTATCTTCACAGATTGAGCGCAAAGAACGCCCCGCTGACATCTCAGCGCATATATGACTTGCCATTGCCTCTGTATAATCAGAAGGGCGCCCAATCTTTGGTTGCTGCCCTGCTCTTGCCTCTGCCTTATCCGCTATCTGTTTAACGCGATCCGGTGGGATGCTCATGCGTTCACCTTATAGGCTCCAACCAAAAGCAATACCGAGAATGAACACAACACAGATTATCAGCGTGGCATGCCAACCTGAAAATCCGATTTCGACGTCACGATTGTTCCGCGTGTATTTAACTGCCATCATTTACCCCTTGCTGCAGCGGCAATCCATGCGATACAGAGCAAAATAGTCTTCGTGAAAATGCCCCTGCCGCTAAAGCGCCAGAATACGTATTATAGAGTGTAATACTTATCATTTTAATTTTATAACTATCGTTAGAATTTGCTAATTATTCATATGGGCTGTTTTCGTTGTTGTAACGATGAATAAAACAGTTCAGTTGCTGTAAGCTGTATTAACCGTATGAGAATCAACAGCAAATGAAACCTATATTCCTCTTGTCTATCGTCGCAGCCCTCAGTGCATGTGGAACGGTCAACAAGGTCACCGACACAGCAGCTACAACAACAACCACAACAGCTAAAACAGTTGGTACAGTCGCTGTAATCGGAGCTGTAGCAGCAGGCGCAGCAACAGTTGCATCCAGCCTTTAAAATCAAGCTCTGGCAATATGATCTAAACTCACATCAATCCCCTCTTCTGAGAAGATAGAAATGAGCACCCGCGCCGAACCGCGAGGAACGGCGGGGTGAAACCGGCAAATCAAAAGCTCAACGCTTTACCGCGATGTGCGGGTCGATATGTTTGTGAGCATCGACGGCAAGCCGGAAGGCCGAGTGTGGCTGGTTCTGGATATTGTACTCAACCGCATGGGAGTTGGTACTTCGGTCAGGCAGCGATGTGATGCCTACAGTGATCGGATTTGCCTTGAAAACGTCCGGCACATCATAGTCAGCAATGGTGAGCTTCACAGCATACACGGCTGGACTGACATCAAGTGCAGCGGCTGGTGTACTTAGGCAGAAGGCGGCAGCAAGCATAGCAATGCAGCCGAAGAACATACTTCGCATAAGCTTCAT